CTCTCTACGCGAGCAAGTGCATTACGATATGCAATCTGACGCAATTCATTATTTACTACTGCATCAGATGGTTTAATTCCTGCACGTTCTGCTGCATTGATAAGGGTCTTAAGTTCATCGCGAGCATATGACAAGAACAGTGGGTTACGAGCCATTCTATTTTCAGAATAAGCTAATACTTTCCAAGCTGTATCTATACCGCCAGATACTTTAGCAAATCCTCGCTCAGCGTTATTTAAGTCACTAAGGCTTACATTCGGTCCATCAATGGATTCTAGTAAGTCTGTCCTACCGATAAGCGCAGCTTCTACCTCTTTAGGGCTAACGTTGCGGTTTAATATAAGTTGACGTAGTTCAGGGCTTGGATACATTCTCATTAGCTTGTCTTGAGTTTCATCAATCCAAGCGTTAAAATCATCTCTTGTCATTGGTCTGCCATAACGAGATTCCATACGGCGACGGTATTCTTTACCAGCTGGACTATACAACCAAGCCATGACATCTGACTTATTATCACCACGGAGCATCATGCCTACTGGCATGTCTAGCTCGTTGCGAATCTGGCGGTTAGCTATATGTGATAACGCATTCCAATATGGTTTGCCTTCACTACGGCTAATCTTTACAAATCTAGTTCCGTCGTATTTAACACGACGACCAATTTCAGATTGCATTGATGCTGCATAAAAATTCTGAGCAGTATCTATTTCATCCATGTAAGCGCCAACGCCACGGATGTTTGGGTCAGCCAATCCTGCAATAGTATATTTATTACCGCTAGCGCTGGTAATTATTTCTGATTCTCTACCCAGTGTCTTGATATCTTTAAGGTCGCCACGACCAAAAGCGATTGGTAAAAGTTCAGCGCGTTCTGTTTCAATTAACTTTGAGTACCCATTTACCATATCAGCAGACCTAGAAAGAGCATCGTCTGCGTTTGAAAACGCAGCTGCTGCTCTATAATAATCATCTTGAGCTGCTTGGTATGCAGCATGAACATCTGGGTCATTGGACTTACCAGCACGTGCTGCAAGCCTATCTCGTTTAGCTGTAGCTGTAGCTAGTAGGCTCTCAGCATCGTCAAATAATTGTTGAGCGTTTTCCCATTCAACAATTTTTGGTTCAACTTCATTACGATACTTTTGTATTCGAGTAAGTTTTTCTTTTTCTACTCTACGGGCTTTAGCTTGTGGGCTTCCAGGAATAAATCTTTTTAATCTTTCAGCTCTTAAAGATGAGTTGTAAAGAGCATTACTTACTCCAGGAATTGCATTACGTATAATCTCAGTTGATTCTAAAGCCATGCTTGCACGGCTCATTGGGTCAATCATAGAGTTTTTCGGAATATAAGCAAGGCGAATAAGATTTAGATTACTAAAAGCCATGTTAAGTAAATCAAGAAATTCGCCTATACGCATTCCTCCACGAGCAATTGTTGCTCGTGTTACATCTTTGCGTGACACTACTCCAGATTGATTGCCACGTAAATGAAAAATTATATCTTGTTCAAGTTTTGCAAAATCAAGCATTGGTAATGTTTGAGCTTCATTAGATGGTGATATAAAGTTCTGAACGTTTAAGTTGCCATCTTCTGGAACATATCCATTTTTAGCTGCATAAGATTTAAGGGTCTGACGTTTATCAGATACGCCAGCATGCCAGCCTTTCATTTGAGCAATAGCACTTTCCATTGACCGTACATCTTGTAAATCTACAACTCCGTAACGCTTTGCCATAAGCTCTAATATCTCTTGTTCTATTTCAGTAAGAACAATCGCACGAGTTGTATCGTCTTGAGCTTTAAGAAGCTTGCTTGCTGCACGGCGCTTGAAAAGCGCTCCTTCGGTTCCTTTAAGGAACATGACACGGTTTAGGTCAGATACTAAATCGCCAGCAGCTTCAAACTTACGAGGGTTAGAAATGTTAATGTGACCTTGAGGTCTACCAGAACCAGTCCATGCTATTACGCGGATAACGCGGTCGTATGCATCAGACTGATACACTTTGACTTTCCAAGCATTATTACCTTCAGCGCCAAAAAGTTTTAAGTCGCCATACTTAGCTTGATTAGTAATCTTTTTACGAGCCAAGCCTAGGGATTCAAGTGCTGCATACTTACCTGGTTGGTAAGTTTCAACTACGCCTTTTTTTGTCTTGTCTAAGAAGTCATCAAGTGCGTTTGCAAAATCTCTATCAGTTGACTTTTTAGCATCAATGATTCTTTGATACCGTTCAGTTAACTTAGGTGTAAGTTCGTCAAGACCTACTTCGCTAAAGTCAGAAAGTGGTTTAGTAAGAGTTATACCGTAGTTATCTAAATGGTCAGCTTTAAGTGGGTTACTTTCAAAAAATCGTAAAAATGCTGCAGTGTCGCCACGTTCTGCTAACAAATAATCAGATACATCTTTATGGTTATTAAGACGAGAAACTATAGCAGCTGTTCGATATGGGTTAGATGTTTCACTAACAAGCGGGTTGGCTGTAAGTTTGCTTACATCTGTTTCGTTTACTAAATCATCTACAAGTACAGTAAGACCACTACGTGTACGTTGCTCTATTGGTAAAACTTGGTCTGCAACAATGTTATCAAGCTGTGTCCTAAAGGTATTCATATCTTCAGGAGTTACAAGTTTTTTAGAACCAACGACTTTCTTAGCTCCTGCACGAGTGGCAGTTCCTACGCCTTTAGTTCCAAGTAACGCTAAACCAATATCGGTAGCACCTGAAGCGAATATACCAATCCATTCATCACGAAATGCTTTATCGCGTTTCTTGTCATTAAAGATATCAAAATCTTTATCGAACATGGTTGGGTTAGTAACAGACCCAAGTACTGGAGAAGCTACTTTGCCTACTGCTCCAGCTAAAGCTTGACCCATAGAAATCTTTTCGGATTGCTTTTTAGCAAAACGAAAGTTTTCAATTATGTTACTACCTCTGCCTGCGATTGCAGCTTGTGGTGTTAACAATGCAGTAGATACGCCTTGGGTAAGCGGTTGAACTACACGCTCCCCAAACCCTTCCATGAATCTCATAGCTGGGTTAACAAACCAGCCAGTTAATCTATTTTTCTTACCAGCTTCAATAGCGCCAGCTACTTTAGGAATAATTGCTTGTTCAATTTTTCCGACTTTAGTACTGTCGGTTTGTTGTTTCTTAAATTTATCTATTTTAGAAAGCGGACCTTGAGGCGTGTTTTCTTCATAGTACTTATCAAATGGGTCTACTTGACTCATCTGGGGTAGCCTCCTCTTTATCCGTCAATTCCTCTAACATTGCATATCGGTCATCGTCGGAGTCGAAAGGGAAACGTGCTAAATCCCATGCCAACGGAGCCATGTCAAAACCAAGATACTCAAGATTCTCCTCGAATTTCTTTAGTATCTTCATTCTTGCTGACTCCGTAGGTATTTCACAAAAGCTTTCATTGTTCCTGAAGAATCTGGCGAATCGGCAAACTGCATCATCAATGGCAAGTATTTGCCGATTTTCGCCAAATCTTCTAATTGAGTATCGACTGGTGACTTAAGTCCGAGTACTTCTCGACCTGGTCCTGGACCAGCATCGACACCTGCAGTAACAGGTTCTCCTGGTCTTTGAGTTGGAGCAGATAATGGAATGACGCTAGACATAAGATTATCCATACCACCACGACCAGGAGCACGGTTAGACCGTGCCATTGGTGCGCCTTGTTGCTGTTCGGCAAATTCTTTCTGTTCGCCGTAAGCAGCATTAGGTAATCTCTTGATACCTTGGCGGTCAGTTCGTTTTGCGAATGGACCAGGACCCGAAGGTTGCATCATTGACATTTATTTACCTACTTCTTTTTAGGAATCTTTACTGTTGTTCCTGACCAAATCATGTTGCCCTGCTTGTACTTAGCGTTCTTAGCAAACTTTTTGTTTGCAGCTCTAATTTCAGCAAGTGAAACTCCACTAGCTTTAGCAATACCTGAAAGAGTATCGCCTTTCTTTACAACATATACGTTGCCAGGTGTTACTTTGGTTGTTGAACCACCAGCACCAGATGTGGTTTTTGAACCACCAGCGCTAGATTGAACTTTACCTGTTGACATTGCATAGTTACCTAATGGTCCAGTCTTTGTGGAACCTTTAGCTGAGCCTTTAGCTTTCTTTTGTTTGTTAATCAACTTATTAAGTTCATCCATACGTTCGCGACGTGTTTGACCAACAGCACCAAAGGTTGCCAAGTTGGCAAGATTTGATAAGTTTCCGCCAGTTTGTTTTCTAAGTTGATTTAGGCGACCACCTGCTGTTGCGGTTGGAGATTTCTTTCCTTGAAGTTTTGCTAATTTTGTTTCTAAACGGTCAATTTCTTTTATATCTTTAAAAGTAGAACCCTTAGCAAGCGATACAAGTTCAGCGCCTGCTGCAGTTGCTGCAGCGCCAATTGCAAACTTCTTACCAAACCTAGCTAATCCTGCACCTCTGATGGGTTTCTTGCCTGTTGCAGCAGCAGGCTTTGGCTTTGAACCTGTAGTAGCTACGGTTCCTTTTGCACGTGTTGCCACGGATGTTCCTGGTTTTGGAGTTGCTGTAGTTGTTTTAGCTACAGTGGTTCCTGATTTCTTCTGTACAAATTTAGCTTTCTTAGCACCTTTGCTAGCTTTCTCAGGCTGTACATCAGTAATGCTATATACAGGAGTAGCTTTACCTTTTGGTGTTTGCGCTTTTGAAAGTTCTGACATTTTCTTATCAGCAGCTCCAGATGCAACATCATATTTTTTACCTTGAATTAAAACTTCGCCTTTAGAACCTGCTTTACTAGCAGACCAATTCTTGCGTTCTGCTGGTGTCATCTTTGCCCATTTAGCTTTATTAGCAGCAGACTTCTCGGCGCGGGTTTGCTTCTTAGGTTTTACCTTTGCAACATCTTCTCTAATTTGTTCTGCTAAACCAGGCTTTGGCTTTGCTGTTGTTCCAGCAGTTCCTCCAACAACAGCCTTCTTGACTGGTGTTTTCTTTTTAGTTAAAGACTTTTTCTTGGTTGGCTTCTTGCCATCTCCATCTTCGGTTCCTTCACGGAACTTACGCATAGCTTCTGCACGTTCACGGGCAATACGTTCTTTAGCTGTTTCGGTAGGTCGAGAATAAACTTTATTACCTTTATCATCGGTAATATAGCCTCTCTTAGCTTCATCCTTAATTTCTCTAAGAATTTTAGCGTCGTCAGCAGAATACTTGACCGTAGGGTCTTTTACTTTGGCTTTTACTTTGCCAGGAAACGCTGCTTTGGCAGCGGGTTTTGCTGCTGCTCTAGCTTGGCGAAATTTCCTGGGATACTTTTTTTTCGCCATGGTTATCCTTACTTAAGCTTTGTGTTGTTGCCCTTGATACCTTTAGGTGTTGGGGCTTTAGCGACCTGTCCTAGTCCTACTCCCTTGCCACCATTCTTCTTGCCTTGGTGTCCTGGGTGAACTGGAGCTTTAGCTGCTTTTCCTTGTCTTCCGAACATTGTTTCTCCTTATTATGCTGGTATTTGGCGAGTGACTCTCGCTGCTAGATTTGGATTTCCTCCACCAGTAAGACCTGCTAGCAGTTCTTGCATTGCTGGTCTGCCTTGCTGCATTGGTGGCATCTCGCCATCCATACCCATAGGCTCTTCTGGTTGCCCCATCTCTGGAGCTTCAGGTGTTTGTGGTGCTGGTTTTGGCTTAAACGCTTTAGCAACTGCATCTTCTAGCGGTGTGCCTCTTTTACGTTCATCAATAACGGTTGCCATTTTTTCAACAACTGACATTGGGTCTTGTCCTTGCGTTACCATCATTGGTATTGCTTGAGCAAGTTGTGAGATGGATGCTTTTAATGAATCACGCATTTCTTCAATGTCGATTGCTCGCTCTTCTTCTCCAGCATTGAGCGAAATCGGTAAGTTGCGACGTAGCATCCCGCGAGAGATTAGCTTGTCGCCTCGTGCTTGTAGACCCCATACCAATGCACGGTTAGGGTCAAGACCTGCCATCAAACCGTATTCAACTGTTACTCCATAGTTTCCGTTGATGTCGTTTGATGGTTTGTATTTTAATCTGTATGGAACGCCATTGGCTGTTGCAGATACTTCACGAGTAACATCAGTAAAGTATGTTTCATCTGTAGCGAATGCAATGGATATTGCTTCGCCAATTGCTTCACCAAGGATTGACTGAACAACTTTAATCTGTGAGTCAAATCCAGCCATAAGTGCTTTAACACCTTGACCAGTAACGATAGAACCTTCTGCTTGACCA